AGAGGACAAGCGCATCCCCAATTAGCCACAAATTGAGTTGAAATAGGGGGTGGATATACAATACTAAGATGACTAATCGACTACCACCAGAACTTCACATTGTTCACGGCACAAAAGCAGCCCACAAAGCCAAACCATTGCCTGACAATGTGCGTGAAAGAATTCAAAAAGCTGAATGGCTTGATAATCCAGATTTATGGGATCGTGATCAATTTATTCAAGAAACAAGCGATTTTCTTTGGGACACTTATGGAATTGGGTGCAATTTAGATCGTCATATTTTGGGCGCTTTGGCAATGCAATTTGAAATTTACGTTCAATGTTGCAAAGGTGTTAAAGCTGGTGGCGTTGTCGTAAAGTTTAATAATGGCGCTAATGTTGGACCTAATCCTTACATGACCGCTGGCGATAAAGCATTGGCAAGAGCAATTGTTTTAATGAATGAATTGGGAATGACTGCTAGAGGAAGACTTGCGTCTAACAAAACCGAAGGCGGCAAATACGCTGAGTTACTTGCTGGCCCATGAATTACGAAGATGGTATTTTTTACGCTGTGCAAGTAGTTCGCGGCGAAATTCTGGTTTGCAGAAATGTTCGGCTTGCTTGCCAACGATTTTTAAATCAATTAGAAGATAAATCATGGGCGTATGAATTTCACGCAAAATATGCCCAGCACGTTCTTAAATTTATTGGGACTCTTAAGCACACCAAAGGCCCAGATGCTGGAAAACCGCTAATACTTGAACCATTCCAGATTTTAATAATTTGCGCGGTTTATGGATTTCGTAGCAAGCGGGATTTGACCAAACGAATGGTTACAGATGTAATCATTTATATTCCTCGCAAAGCTGGCAAATCCACATTGACCGCAGCAATTGCTCTGTACGAATTAGGTTTTGGTGAAGCTGGTGCAGAGGTTTATTCGTTGGCAACCACTCGGGATCAAGCCGGGATTGTTTTTACCGCTGCTACCGGCTTTATTGATGCTATGCCGCCTGACATTGCGGCGTTGTACAACGCTGGACGCCATCAAATTATGAAAGCCGGTGATGCTCAATCTATGTTTAAAGCACTTAGCCGGGACGCTAAAAAAACGGGCGACGGTCTAAACCCATCCTGCGCGATCATTGACGAAGCTGCCCAGATCGTAGACCGCAACTCTATTGAAGTGCTGCATTCGGGCATGGTTGCCCGTCAAAACCCTTTGCGCGTTTACATTACCACTGCCAGTTTTACTAAGGAAACCAAGTTTTATGAAGACATGACCATGCTTCAAACCATGCTAACGGGCGAAGCTACTGACAATCCGCACTGGTTTGGTTTGCTATATAGCCTTGATCCCGGTGATGATTGGCGTGACCCTACCGTATGGGCCAAAACAAACCCAATGCACGGAATAAGTGTCTTTGAAGATGCCATTGCCCAACGTGCTCAGGAAGCCAAACACAAGCCTGCCGCATTAAATGAGTTCCTTTGCAAAACATTAAATCTCTATGTCAGTGCAAATTCTGCTTGGATTGATCGTGCATATTGGGATGATGACCGTTGCAAGCTAGGTGAAAAACGCGAGCCAGAAGCTGTATTTATGGGTTTTGACTTAGCGGCAACTCGTGATTTAAACGCTGTTTGCACTTTAAAACGCTTTGCTGATGATGACTATGAAGCAGAATTTAAATTCTTTTTGCCACAAGATGGGTACGATTTAATTCCTAAACACTATAGCGACATTTTTGAGGTGGCCCGGCGATCTGGCATTTTGCACGTGACACAAGGCAACGTAATGGATGACCGGGAAATTAGCGATTACATTATTAAACAAGCTGAAACTTACGACATTAAAGAAATTGGGTTTGATGCTTACAACGCTGCAAGTCTTGTGGCGCGGCTGCACGATGCTGGACTGCCGGTTAAAAAAGTTGGACAAGGCATGGCAGTTTTGAGCAATCCAAGCAAACACATTGAAAAATTGTTGCTCAACTACAGCATCAAACACGACGGAAATCCGTTCCTTGGTTGGCAACTTGGAAACTGCGAAGTTTACGAAGATGTGAATGGAAACGTCAAAGTTCGTAAGAATGAAGCGGACAAATCAGCAAAAGTGGATGGTATTATTAGTTTGATCATTGCAATGCACTGTTCTTTAGACAATGCGACAATGGGCGGGTTCGGTTTCCGCACTTTCTAGGAAAAATCATGGCTATTTTGGACATTTTCAAACGAAAAGTAGATATAAACAAAGAATCCAATGCGCTTTTTGGGCAGACTGCGCTAGGAAATAACATTGTTTATACGGGGTCTAACACCCGTCCAACAGTCAATACTCAGATTCTTTACGTTACCACAGGCGCTACAAACAGTGCAGGCCGACCCGTTGACGTTACCCTATTAAGCCGAAACAGCACAATCATGTCGTGTGTGGCTGCAAAAGCACGGGCGCTTAGTCAATTGCCTATTTGTGTAATGAGCGAAACTGAAGATGGTACTTTTGTTGACGCCATCAAATCACCAGACGTTGGTGTTCGAGATAAAGCCAAAGCTAAACAAGTTTATAACTTACTCAATCAGCCAAACAATTTTCAAAGTACATACGAATTCTGGTATCAATTCATGATGTGGTACGAATTGACGGGAGAGGCATTTACGCTTTGGTGGAGAAAAGATCAAAATTCATCAACAGAAACCCCGCTGGAAATGTATTTGTTGGACAGCACGTTAATTGCTGTGACAATTACACCAACTCGCTACCCTTCATATCGTTTGTCTACGCCCAGCTACGGATTTAACCGAGATGAACCGCTGCAAGCGCATCAAGTTATGCACGTAAAAGAAATGGGCTGGCAGGGTTCAGCAGGTTTCAACAAAGGATTGTTGGCTGCTGAATTGGTGTCTCTTGATCAAGACATTGATATGTACGCCAATTACGTTATGCAGAATGGAGCAAAACCAAGCGGAATGTTCACAACTGATAACGTAATTCCTGATGGCAAATACAAAGAAATCGCCGCACGGTTAAAAGAAGCATGGTCATCAATGGTGGGAAGTCGCCAATCAGACCCAAGCAAACCGGGGCAAGGAATGCTTCTTGATCAAGGCATGAAATACGAACCGTTAAAAATGCTAACCTTGCAAGACACAGATGCTGCCAAACTTAAAGAGCAGACAATGAAACGAATTTGCACATTGTTTGGCGTTCCGCATCAAATGTTGGGAATTGGCGAAGGCAAGTTTAACAATACACAAACTTTGCTGGATGAATTCTATAAATCCACAATGTACCCAACTTTGGTTAACATTCAACAAAAGCTAAAAGCCAATTTGTTTAGAGGCTATCCAAATTTGTGTATTGAGTTTGATACGTCTAATTTTCTTAAAGGCGCTCCGTTAGATCAAATGAATTACGCTGTTGCAGGCATTGGTGCAGGCATAATGACCACTAATGAGGCTCGGCAACATCTTGGAATGCCAAACATTGATGGCGGTAATGAATTGCCAGAGCCAAAAGCATCCGCTACAATTCCCGGAACAAGCCCACAAGATACTGGCGGCGGCGGCGGAAATCAGACAAGAAAAATGAATATCGGAAAATAATGGTTAATTCCGATACAATAAAACAAGTTTTTGACCGGCAAAAGAAACTTGCTTTGAAAAAACCCATCAAAATACACGATATGGATAGATCAAAAATTGATGGAGTAATCAATGACATTCAAGAATTTGACGATGCTGTGCGAAGCCCGGTTGATGACCGAGGCCAAAGGACAGCCCGGAAAAATTGAAGCAACAGTGACCACATGGGGCGCTCGGGAGGGCGCTGATGGTCGTCGGTTTAATTACCAGCCTGAAGGTTTTATGGATTGGGCAGAAGCCTTCTCCAAAACTGGCAAACCGCTGCCAATGTTTATGAATCACCAATCGGACGCTATGCCGGTAGGTCAATGGACGTCATTTGAAATGACACCAGCAGGCATGACCGCAGAGGGTCAAATTTTTATGAATACTGCAGCTGGCAAGGATATGCACACCATCATGACCGAGTCACCAATGATGTTTGGCGGTGTTTCTGTTGGCGCATATGCTGAAGAATATCAAATGGTCAATGCAGATGGTGAACCAGACCAATCTGATGAAGCCTATTTTCAAATTACCAAAGGCGGTCTGCGCGAAGTTAGCGTAGTCATGTACCCAAACAACCCGGAAGCCAACGTCAGCCGACTTGAGTATTTCCGACCTGACGGGTCTGCTGATCTTAAAATTTTGGAGCAAGCCCTGCGTGATGCCGGTCTATCCAAGAGTGATGCGGTTGCCGCTGCATCTACTTTCAAAAAGGTTTTGGAACAGCGTGATGCTGCCAAAAAGCCTAATGAAATTGCACCAAATCGGAGCGAGTCTGATGCGGAGGCAACCAACGTGGAAATTCTTGCTGCTCTTGAGCAAAGAGAACTTCTTAAAACTCTTGAAAAACGACTTAAAGGTTAATCATGTCACAAGCAATTATTGAAAAACTGGACGCCATTGAAGCTAAACAAGCTGAGGCCGTGTCCGCTGTTGAAGCAAAAATCTCCCCTGCCGTGGAAGCTGTCAAAGCCGAAATGCAGGAAAAAATCGCTGCCTTGGAAGCCAAAGTTGCTTCTGTGCAAGCACCTTCAATTATTCGTATTGCCAAAAGCGTTCGAACTGATGTAAACCGTGCTGTTCGTGAGCAGCTTGCCACTTACTACAAGGGCGCTCGCCAAGGCGAAAAAGAACTGAAGATGTTTGAAGACCAAGGGCAGTATGACGCATACATGAAAGAAGCTGCTGGCCTAACGGCAAGCGGTGACAATCAAGGTGGTCGCACTGGCTACGATCCGGTGTTTGTTGCACTGCGTCTGGCTAACCCAATGCGAGGTATGTCTCGCACGGTTGCTACTGATGGTTCCAGCTATCAATTCCGTGTCAAAACCGGCAATGCTGGCGCTCAGTGGGGATATGCAATCCAAAACAACGGCTCGCCTACAACGGAAAACACCAGCATCTGGCAATTGGTGCTAAAAGACATTAACGTCCAATTTCCAATTCGTACTGCGGCTTTGGATGACATTGATGGCTTGGAAGCTAACATTGTTGACGATATGTTGATGGAATTTGCGCAAAGCGAGGCTCAATCCATGATCGCCAACAATGACCAAAGCGGAACCGGCACATCCGTTACCACTGGTGGCGCTGACGGTCTGCGTGGCCTGAATCAATATCCCGGCGCAAATGCTACTTACGCAGGCGGCACAACTTCTGCGGCTGCTTTTGGTACGTCTGGCACTGCTTCTACTACCGGCCTGCACAGTTTGGCAACTTACGACCAGTTGACTTCCAACGTCAACACTGTGGGCGCTAATGCTATTGTTTACAAGGATGTGATTAACACTATCTATTCTTTGCCGCAACAGTATTGGACTCCAGCGACAAGGTTTATGATTAACCCAATCCTTGCTCAAGCCATTCGCGGTCTGCAAGACACCAATGGTCGCCCAATCTTTAACTCTATGGAGTCATTGAACCCGGACGGCATTATTGGTCAATTGCTTGGCTTTGATGTGGTTATGAACAAGTATCTGGACGCGCCAAGCCAAGCAGCTACCGCTGCCGCTGGTACTGTAAGCAAGTACCCAATGTATTTTGGGGATTGGACTCGCGGTCACACTATCATTGATCGTTTGAATATGATCATGCGCCGGTATGACCAAACCTTGCCGGGTTACATTACTTTCTTTGGTGAAAAACGGCTTGCAACTTCAGTGCGTGACCCTAACGCATTGATCCGGTATCGTTCTACTGGCACTGCTGCCGCTTAAATGCGATTGTTTTGGGGGAGGTTTCGGCCTTCCCCAATTCTTTAACTTTCTGGATAAATAAATGAAAACCATCACCGAAAAAATCCTTGCAGGCATAAAGCAAACTTTGGAAACTGGCGACAGAATCAATATTGATCTGCGCGAAGCGGCAGGTTTGACCGGAAGCGGCAATGGTCAAGGTGGTCGGACATATTTTGATGACACATTTGCTGCACTGCGATACGCAAATCCATTTCGTATGTATTCGCGTCAAATTAAAGTTGCAGGTTCAAGCGCACAATTTGTTGCAAAGACTGGTAATGCAGCCAACCAAACAAATCCTTGGGGATACACATTTACGCCAGACAGTGGCACTCCCGGCACAAACACTACGATCTGGCAAATACCGACTCGCGTGATTACGGCTCAATTGCCAATTCGCACGGCTGCAATGTCAGACATCAATTATCTAAATGAAACGCTAGTGCAAGATTTGATGCTGGAGTTTTCAAGTATTGAAGCTGCATCAATGGCAGACAATAATGACCAAGCTGGAAGCACCACAACGACTATGGGCGGCACGGATGGTCTGCGTGGGTTGAACTACTATCCCGGTGCGGCAGGTGCAGCAGCAGCTTATGGAACGTCTGGAACAGCTATTACCAATGGGTTGCACACACTTCGCACAGTTGGTCACACTAGCGCGTCTGTTGATTTGGAAAGCCTCATGGACATGGCTGGCGCATTGCCCGGTCAATATTGGGGATTGCCCGGCACGGCTTGGCAGATGCACCCAACGTACATCACGGCAATCCGAAAGTACGCGCACAACGGCGGCACTGGCCCATATTCGCTGGTCGAGACTGGCGAACTAGGCGAAGGTCCAGCTGTGAATATTATGGGCTTCCCTGTGGTTCCTAATCCTTACCTTGACCCAACTGGTACGGCAGGTAATTTCCCAGTTTATCTTGCCAACTGGCCTCAATTTCTAACTATTGCCGATGTAGAAGAAATGTCCATCCAAGCAATGGAAGAAACTGCGCCGGGGTTTGTAACTCTGTACGCAGAAAAGCGAATGGTCAGCACTGTGCGTAATCCTTTTGCCGGTGTTCGGTTGATTGAGACTTAATTTATGTCAAGCGAAATCCTTGGTGCTCAAGGTGGGCAAACCCGCAACCCTTTTAACTATTCAAAAGTTGAGCAGTTAAATCGGGATGTTGTCACGCCTTGGCTTACATTAGATGAAATAACGCAGCAATTAAATTTATTTGGCGATGAAAGCCAAGACACATATTTAAGCAGCTTGGAATTAGCAACCCGATTTGCCATTGAAGACTATTTGGGAATGTCTATTTTTTCATTGTCATACCGAGTTTGGTATGGTGCTGAAGGAACAGTAACTGCTCCATTAGCTTTAGATTTGCCTGAAGTCAGCCAAAATCTTTATTCAACACTACCCGGCATAACAATTAATTCAGTTGGTTATTACAACAACAACACGCCGCCGACACTTACATTGGTATCGTCATCAACGTATTATTACGATGCAAGCGGCAATCGAATAATTTTGACTAGCTTTCCAAATATTACAAGTGACATGGCAAATCCAATTGTCGTGCAATACACCACAGCAGCTAACCCGCTGCAAACGTATCCAGCCATCAAACAGGCTGGTCTGCTGCTGCTCACGCACCTGTACAACCAGCGCAGCAACAGCACCGAGGCATCACTCAAAAATATCCCGTTTGGCGTAGATACACTTTTGCGCCCGTACAAAGAATTGGTTATGTAATGGCGATTGCACGGTTTGAAAACATTGCAATCAATAATCTAACCTTCAGCCTAACGGCTTTTGGTGAGCAAATCACAACCACGACAAAATGGTTTGACACCCGAGCCACAGTGTCGGCGGTAGGCAACAATCTGAAAATCTCGGAAAAATATCGGCTGTACGATAACCTAGTGCGGTTTCGTTTGAACTACACACCCAATATGCGGACAATTGCTAACTCGCAGCATCTGTTTAGCATCACGTATAGGACGCAAGATTGGCGCATTAACGATGTGCAGGAATCAGACGATCGCATGAGCGTGTTGATAATGGCATACCGCAATGATCCGGTAACTGCAACATGACAGCCCAGCAAAACCCCGTTACGTATGCTAGGGCCATCCAAGCGGCATTGACAACCATTGTCACGCCCGTCCCGGTGTATGCTACTTTTAACCGCAACTTTGCTACCGAACCAAAATTTGTAACTTGGATGTTGCGAAACATTCACCAGCCGGTCTACACCGGCATTTACCAATCC